ATGGATTGGGTTACGATGACGGAAAGATTATTGTTACACCACACGGATTCATTGGAGGTAAAGAGGCTAGTGAAGAAAAAACTTCATTAGAAAAATACAAAAAAGAATACGCAGACTATTGGAAGGATATCATCGGAACTGATGGTGACTTCGATTTGAAAGAAGAAAAAGAAGATTAGTATTATTGTTTCACCCTTTAAATCACACCAGTGATTAAGACATTATTAGTAGACGGAGACAATCTGTTTAAAATAGGATTTCACGGAGTTAGAGAGATGTATGATAACGGAGACCACTTAGGTGGAATCTATCACTTCATCAACATCTTAAGACGGTTTCTAGAAGAGCACAACTTGGATAAGGTTGTGGTCTTTTGGGACGGTGATTCGAACTCATCAATTAGGAAATCTATATACCCCCAATATAAGGCGAATAGAAGGCAGGACATGAACGAGTACAAGTACGAGTCATACCTCCAACAAAAATCTCGAGTTAAACAATATCTCGAGGAGATATTCGTACGCCAAGTTGAGATGATTAACAACGAGGCTGATGACTTAATTGCTCACTACTGTAAAGTTGCAACGGATGAAGACGTAATAATATTCTCAGCCGACAAAGACTTAACTCAACTCATATCTGAAAAAGTTACCATATATTCTCCAATCTCAAAACAGTATTTTAAGAATGGGGATATGATAACAATCAATAAGGTTGAGATACCACATTATAACGTTTTACTTACCAAAGTTTTCACAGGAGACAAGTCCGACAATATCGATGGTATTGAAGGATTAGGGGAAAAAACTTTAGTAAAATTCTTCCCTGATTTGCTGGGAAAACCATGCATTATGGACGAATTACTCGATAATGCACGAAATAACCAGCAGAAGAAAAAACCAAAAGCCCTTGAGAATATTTTGACTGGTAAGACAAAAAATGGTATACTTGGTGAAGAGTTCTACAACACAAACATGAAGATTGTAGACCTTGGGAACCCACTTATTACCGATGAAGGTAAAGAACTTGTCGAACAAATATATACAGACACAATTGACCCTACAGACAGAGGGTACAAAAACTTAATGAGACTTATGATGGAAGACGGTCTCTTCAAATATCTTCCAAAAAACGATGAAGCTTGGGTAAACTTCCTAAGACCATTTATGAAATTAACAAGAAAAGAAAAACGAAAGAAATGATAGACTATACTTTATCTGACAAACTAAAAATTCAATATCAAACTGCGAAACCTTTTCCGTATATTGTGATTGATAATTTTCTACCCGAGTTTTTACTAAAAAGTTGTTTAGAAGAAATTAAAAAACACAAAAAATGGTTTTCTAATGGGGAAGAATGGGTTGAAGAATTTGAGAAAAACAAACTATATTATCCGTCAGAGAATACGGATATGGAAGAATTTAAAAATTTTCTTCCTATCACTAATATGGTTACAGATTATATGAACTCTGAACCATTTATTAAATTTTTGGAGAATTTAACAGGGTTCGAAAAATTATATAGAGACCCTGTTATGATGGGAGGAGGAATACATAAGATAAATAAAGGAGGTAAGTTATCCATTCACATTGACTATAACCAACACCCTAACCAAAAATGGAAACGTAACTTAAACGTACTACTTTATTTAAATGAAAATTGGGTAAAAGAATGGGGAGGTAATTTAGAACTATGGGGAGGAGAACCTTGGAAGAAAGAAATAGAGGTAGAACCAATATTCAACAGAGCAGTTATTTTCTCTATTGAAGATGCGCCTCATGGACATCCAATACCATTAAACACACCTGATGATGTGTCAAGATATTCATTAGCACTTTATTATTTTACTGACGAAGAAGTAAAAGACAAACACTCAGTTATCTTCTATAGAGATGAAGAATTGGGAATAAATGAAACAGATAACTTATTTAAATTTTAAGCAAAATACAAACAAAAATTAAACAAACATGAGAGAGCAAGACAGCACAAAAATGGAATTCCTTTTGACTTTAAATGATAACATTGTAGTTCAAAGATTCTTCAACGTTAGAGGGTTTAACCCTAAAGCGAAAAACTCGGTGGAGTTGTACGACTTCATTTTAGGGTTGAAAGATGAGTTAACTTACGCGTTGAAAATGAAAACCGTAATCTATATGATGGACAACAAGGATGCTATTGTGCACGACCCATCTATTATGAACACATCTTACACAGATGGGCCTGAAGTATTTAACATTTATGTTAAAGTTGGAGACACGACAATTTGTCATAGAGTTTTTGATGGAAAATTTTTCCCGCCAAAAGTTCGTTATACAGTCGACGTACGACCATTTTTAAAAGAGGTACTTCGCGAGTTAACTGACATTTTTTCAAATAACAAATTAACTTACGAATATTTGGAATTCGACCTAAGTAAGTAAGTATTTAATAATACAGGGGACAATTTTAAAACAATATATGAACAAAAATTTCGATTATTTAGGTAACACATTTCAGATTCAATTACTAAATCAAATAGTAGTTGATAAGGACTTCTCATCGTCTATTATGGACGTGATTGAGTCATCGTACTTTGACAACAAGTACTTCAAAATCATCTTACAGATGATAAAAGAATACTATGTAAAGTATGAATCAACGCCTAATTTCGAAACTCTTGACCAAATTGTTAAGTCAGAAATTTCACAGGAAATCGTTGCAAAAGTGGTCTTAGATACCTTGAAACAGGTAAAAGATGCGCCTTTTGAAGGTACAGTATTCGTTCAGGAGAAAGCTTTAAAGTTCTGTAAACAACAAGAACTTCAAAAGGCGATGGACAAAGCTCAGAAAATTATTACAGAAGGTGATTTTGAATCTTACGATAAGGTTGAAGGATTGGTGAGAAACGCGTTACAAGTCGGTGAAATCGACAAAGGACAGACGGACATCTTCGCTAACTTGGATACCGTATTAGACGAGGATTATCGTCACCCAATTCCAATGGGAATTCCTGGAATTGATAGACTACTTAAGGGTGGTTTGGCCAAAGGTGAGATTGGTGTTATCCTAGCTCCAACAGGGGTGGGTAAGACAACAATCTTAACCAAAATTGCGAACACAGCGTTTAACTTAGGATATAATGTCCTTCAAGTATTCTTCGAGGATAACCCAAAGATTATTCAAAGAAAACACTTCACACTTTGGACAGGTATTGAACCTGATAACTTGGTTAAACACAAAGATGAAGTAATGAGTAAAGTTACAGAAATCCAAGAGAGTATGCCAAACAAGTTGGTTCTTAAGAAATTAGCTTCAGATACTATGACTATGAATCAAATTAAGAATCAGGTAAGAAAAATGATAGCTGATGGTAACAAAATTGACTTGGTTATGTTAGACTATATCGACTGTATACTTCCTGAATCTACAAGTAAAGATGAGTGGAAGGCTGAAGGTTCTGTAATGAGAGGGTTCGAAGCTATGTGTCATGAGTTAGACTTAGTTGGATGGACCGCCACACAGGGTAATAGGTCTTCTATTTCAGCTGAAGTTGTAACTACCGACCAAATGGGTGGTTCGATTAAAAAGGCTCAGGTTGGTCACGTAATCATCTCTGTGGCTAAGACACTTCAACAGAAAGAAATGAACCTTGCAACTATCGCAATTACTAAATCACGTTTAGGTAAAGATGGGGTAGTATTTGAGAACTGTAAATTTAACAATGAGTTACTTGAAATTGATACCGAGAGTTCGGTAACGTTCTTAGGTTTCGAAGAACAACAAGAGGAAAGAAAGAGAGATAGGGTAAAAGAGTTGATGGAGAAACGAAAACAAAAAGAAGAACAAAAACAACAATCTTAATACAAAAAAAACAAAAAATAATTATGGAAAAAATTTTAGTGGAGAATCCTAATAGATTCGTCATCTTCCCAATTCAGTATGATGACATTTGGGAATATTATAAACAACATCAAGCGGCGTTTTGGACGGCAGAAGAGGTTGATTTAAGTAATGACATCAGAGATTGGAATAATCTTACTGAAAACGAACAATACTTCGTTAAGAACATCTTATCGTTCTTCGCGGCTTCAGATGGTATTGTTAACGAAAATCTTGCTGAGAATTTCTTAAAGGAAGTACAATATCCTGAAGCGAAATTCTTTTACGGGTTCCAACTGATGATGGAGAATATACATAGTTTAATGTACTCTCTATTAATCGACACATATATCTCAGACGAGAAAGAAAAACAACTATGCTTCACAGCATTAGATAACTTACCTGCGGTTCAAAAGAAAGCGAAATGGGCTCTTGATTGGATTGAAAATGCGTCTTTCCAAGAGAGATTAGTTGCGTTCGCTGCGGTTGAAGGTATCTTCTTCTCAGGTTCATTCTGTTCAATCTTTTGGTTGAAATCAAGAGGAATCATGCAAGGGTTATGTAACGCCAATTCTTTAATCTTTAAAGATGAAAACCTACACTGTGATTTTGCTATTCACTTAGTTAATAATCACTTAGAGAACAAACCATCAGAAAAGAGAATTAAAGAAATCCTATTATCTGCACTTGAAATTGAAAAAGAATTCATCACAGAATCTTTACCTGTTTCACTTATCGGAATGAATTCAAACTTAATGAAACAATATCTTGAATTCGTAACCGATGGGTTATTAGTTAAATTTGGTTGTAAAAAAGAGTTTAACGTTGAACAACCATTTAAGTTTATGGAACAAATCGCGGTTGAAACAAAGGGTAACTTCTTTGAGTCAAGAACGATGGAATACCAAAAAGCGAAACTAAACGAAACATTATCTTTTGATTCTGATTTCTAATTTATTACTATTAAAAATATGATGTCACTAAAAATTAAAAAAAGAGGCGGGGAAGATGCGTCCTTTAATCCACAAAAAATATATAGCAGAATTAAAAGAGCTTCTAAAGGTTTAACTGTAAATTCAGACGAAATCTTTATTAAAGTTATTACTTCTGTACCTACAGAAGGTGTTATAACAACTAAAGAGTTAGACAAACTTGTATATGAAATTGCCGCCGCTTACACGGGTAGTCACCACGATTATTCAAGACTTGCATCTTCAGTTGCAATCTCTTCTTACCACAAAGAAACTGACCCAAGTTTCTCAAATACAATGCATACGTTACACGTTGATGGTATTGTACATGATGAACTAATGTCAATCATTGAAAAATATGGTCCGAGTAAAATTGATGAGGTCATTAATCATGAAAATGATTATAACTTTGATTATTTCGCTTGGAGGTCATTACAAGAAATGTACTTGTTAAAGACACCTGAAGGTAAAGTAATTGAAAGACCACAACACATGTACATGAGAGTTGCTCTATGGGTAACTAACACGTATGAAGAGGCGGTAGAATACTACAACTCATTATCAAACCAACGTATATCAAAGGCGACACCTATTATGATTAATGCGGGTACAAGAGTACCTCAATTAGCATCTTGTGTGTTACATTACAACAACTCTGACTCGAGAGAAGGGTTATTGAAAACCTTGAATGATATTTCAACTTATTCTTCAGACGCTGCGGGTATTGGATTATCAATGTCTAACATTCGTAGTAAAGAAAGTAGAATTAAATCATCAGGTGGATTTGCTGGAGGATTACTAAAGTACTTAAAAATTGTTAACGAGTCATTAAGATTCTTTAACCAACAAGGAAGAAGACCTGGTAGTGCTGCTATCTATTTAGAACCATGGCACAGAGATATTATGGACCTATTAGAGATTAAAAAGAATACAGGTGCTGAGGAATTAAGAGCGAGAGATTTATTCACCGCGTTATGGATTCCCGATAACTTCATGAGAGCGGTTAAGAACAATGAAGATTGGTACTTATTCTGTCCTAATGAAATTATTAAATCGGGTATCAAACCATTACAAGAATGTTATGGTGATGAATACGAAGAAAACTATCAAAAGGCAGTTGATTTAGGTATCGGTAGAAAAGTTAAAGCTCAAGATATTTGGTCTAAAATTATCGAGTCCCAAGTTGAGACAGGGGTTCCTTACTTATGTGCTAAAGATAGTGCGAATAAGAAAACTAACCACCAAAACATCGGTGTAATTAAACAATCAAACTTATGTAACGAGATTTACCAATACACTGATGAAGAGACAACTGCAATCTGTACGTTATCATCTATCGTATTGAAAAACTTTATTGTTGATGGTAAGTTTGATTATAAGTTATTGATTGAAGAAGTTAGAAGAGCGGTAAGAGCGTTGAACAACGTAATCGATAAAAATAACTATTCAACAGAAAAAGGATTAAAAGGAGGACTTGAACAAAGAGCGATTGCTATTGGAACTCAAGGGTTGGCGGACGTATTCTATTTAATGGATTACATCTTCACATCTGAAGAGGCTAAAGTTTTAAATAAAAACATATTCGAGGCAATCTACTTCGCAGCTATCACTGAAAGTAATGACTTATGTAAAAGAGGTATTAGAAAACCATATAAATTTTTCAAAGGGTCACCAATGTCAAAAGGTGTATTCCAATTTGATATGTGGGGATTAAACGAATCTGAATTATTTTTAGATTGGGATACCTTAAAAACAGAAGTTAAAGAATACGGAGTGTGTAACTCTTTATTTACAGCTCAGATGCCAGTTGCATCTTCAGCTAAAATCACAGGTTCATTTGAAATGACTGAACCAGCACACTCTGCGTTATTTAACAGAAGAGTTGTTGGTGGTGAAATTATGATTGTTAACAAGTACTTAATTAACGACTTCGAGAAAATTGGGGTATGGTGTGAAGACTTGAAAAACGAAATAATCATGAATGAGGGGTCTATTCAAAACATTAACTTTAACCAATACCTTGACCCTGAGGACAGAAACTATAATAAAAAAGTTAAGAGAATTGAACACTTGATTCCAAAGTATAAAACAATTTGGGAAATCTCTCAAAAAGAATTGATTGACATGGCGGCGGACAGAGCTCCGTTTATTGACCAATCACAATCAATGAACATTTATATGAGTAATCCAACATTGTCTAAAATTACTTCATCACACTTCCACTCATGGGAGAAAGGATTAAAGACTTTATGTTACTATGTTAGAACCAAAGCGATTTCAACAGGAGCTAAACACTTAGCGGTTGATGTATCAAAAATACAGAAATCAAAACCTACTGTTGAGGTACCTAAAGTAGATTACACTAACATGAATTTACCTCAAAAACCTGAAGGAATCGAAATTGAATGTTTCGGTTGTTCATCTTAAGATACTAAATAATCCCGACCAACATCGGGATTATTTATTTTAATCTATTTATAAGGAAAAACGAGGGTATTATATTTATAGTTATGGCAGATGGAACTACATATGGTATTAATTTTCCTTTTAGAGATTCTAAAAGAGGAGATTATTTACAATTAACAGAGTTTGAAGCTCAACAGATTAAAGCGGATTTAGTTCATTTATTGTTAACAAGAAAAGGTACAAGATATTACTTACCTGATTTTGGAACAAGACTATATGAATTTTTATTTGAACCTTTTGACGGACTTACGTTTGATGCGATTCAATCTGACATCAGAGAAGCTGTTTCGAGATACATGCCAAATTTATTATTAAATAATATCTCAATCACACCTGCAGACCCAATGGAAGAGGTTGATATCGCGGAAGGACAAAACATCGTAGGAAGTAGCGAATCACCAGTATATAGATTTCCAGGTAAAGGGACATCAGAATATACTGCAAAAATTAAAATCGATTACTCAGTAGAATCAAATACGTTTGCTCAGAGTGATTTTGTAATTATCAATATTTAATATAGATGGCGAATCGTAAAATATCATATACAACCAGAGATTATCAGGGAATAAGAACTGAGTTACTTAACTATTGCAAAACATACTATCCTGAATTAATTCAAGATTTTAATGATGCTTCGGTATTCTCAGTATTCTTAGATTTAAACGCAGCCGTTGCCGATAACCTACATTATCATATTGATAGAAGTATTCAAGAAACGGTACTTCAATACGCACAACAAAGGTCTTCAATATATAACATTGCAAGAACCTACGGTTTAAAATTGCCAGGTCAAAGACCTTCAGTTGCTCTTGTTGACTTCTCAATCACAGTTCCTGCGTTCGGTGATAAAGAAGATGAAAGATACTTAGGAACTCTAACAAGAGGGTCTCAAGTAACAGGGGCGGGTATTGTATTTGAGAATATCTATGATATTGATTTTACATCACCATATAATGCTCAAGGGTTTCCGAACAGATTAAAGATTCCAAATTTCAACTCCAACAACGTATTAATTAACTATACTATCACCAAAAGAGAGTTAGTTGTTAATGGTATAACTAAAGTATTCAAAAAAGTAGTTAGTCCAAATGACGTTAGACCATTCTTTGAATTATTCTTACCTGAAAAAAATGTATTAGGTATTACAAGTGTATTACTTAAGAGTGGTACCGAGTATAGTAATATACCAACAAGTGCTGAGTTTATCGGAGCATCTAATAGATGGTACGAGGTAGACGCATTAGCCGAAGATAGAGTTTTTGTTGAAGACCCTACAAAAGTATCTGACCAACCTGGTATTAAAGTAGGAAGATACATTCAAACACAAAACAGATTTATTAGCGAATACACACCTGAAGGATTTAAGAAAATGACTTTCGGTGGTGGTACCAATACCGCTCAAGATGCTTTAGACCAATTTACAACAGTAGGGACAACATTAGATTTACAAAGATATACAAACAACTTCTCTTTAGGTTCGGCATTAGTTCCAAACTCAACACTATTCATACAATATAGAGTTGGTGGGGGATTGGCATCAAACTTAGGAACGAATGTTATTAATCAAATAGGCACTGTTTCATTCTACGTTAATGGTCCTTCAGAGTTAACAAACTCTTCAGTAGTTAACTCGTTAAGATGTACTAACGTAACCGCGGCAATTGGTGGAGCAGGACTTCCATCATTAGAAGAAATAAGAAACTATGTATCGTTTAACTTCTCCGCTCAAAAAAGAGCAGTGACAGTCCAAGATTATGAGGCTCTTATTAGAAACATGCCAGCGGAATTCGGAGCACCTGCCAAAGTTTCAATTACAGAAAATAACAACAAAATATTAATTCAATTACTATCATACGATACTTCAGGTAAATTAACCAATATTGTTTCTGATACTTTAAGACAGAATGTGGCAACTTATCTATCAAACTATCGAATGATAAATGACTACATTTCTATCTTAACCGCTGAAGTTATTGACCTTAGTGTTGATGTTCAGATTGTATTAGATGCTGCTCAGAATTCAGGACAAGTTATTGCTGATGTGGTTGACAAAATATCAGCGTATTTTAATCCTCAAGTAAGACAGTTAGGGCAAAACGTATACCTATCTGAACTTAGAAGTATTGTTCAAAATCAAAATGGTGTAATCACTGTTGCAGGAATGAATGTTTACAATAAAGTTGGGGGGCAATATTCTTCGGCTGAAACATCTATGGAGTATTCCGACCCTGAAACTAAAGAAATATTACCTGTGGATGATACGGTGTTTGCTCAACCTTCACAAGTTTACCAAATCCGTTATCCAAACAAAGATATTAGAGTTTCGGTTAAAAATTTCCAATCAGTTACCTTCTCTTAATAGGTTTATTATCGTTACGTTTAGTTTATTATTAAAAAGAGTGTGTTAGTACTTTAAAAATAACACATAAACTATTTATAAATTAAAGGTAATACATGGGTCAATCATATAGGATAAAAACCGAACTCGGGTCTAATAAGACAATCAACGTCCAATTAGACCAAGAGTTTGAATTCTTAGAAATCTTATCGTTAAAAATACAACAAGCGGATATCTACACAAGAAGTTGTGCGGACTATGGTGTTATTGTTGGTAGAGTTACCGCCAATAATGGGTTGGGTATACCTAATGCGAGAGTTGCGGTATTCGTCCCAATAACCAATGTTGACGAATCTAATCCTTTAATATCAAGTATCTATCCTTATGAATCTCCTTCAGATAAAAATGAAGACGGATATCGATACAATCTTTTACCTTACGAAAAATCATATTCAAAGCACTCAGCGACAGGTACACTACCAACAAGAGCGGATTCTCTTACGGGGATAACTGCAGTTGAAATATATGACACGTATTACAAGTATACTGCCAAAACAAACGAAAGTGGGGATTACATGATAATGGGGGTTCCGTTAGGGGACCAAGCGATTGTTATGGATGTTGACTTATCCGATATTGGAGAGTTCTCACTAACACCTCAGGATTTAATTAGAATGGGGTTGGCAACCGAAGCACAAGTTGCGGGTTCTAAATTTAGAACTTCAACAGATTTAAATTCATTACCACAAATAGTTAATTTAGTTAAGAACGTTGAAGTTTCTCCATTATGGGGTGATGCGTCACTTTGTCAAATTGCAATAAATCGATTAGATTTTGATTTAAGAGATGATGCCAATGTTGATATACAACCGACATCGGTGTTTATGGGATGTATGTTTTCTTCACCTGACACTCTAAGAGTAAGGAATAATGGAAGACCAAAAGATAACATGGGTAACCTATGCGGTTTAACAACATCACCAGGTCAAATATTAGCGTTAAGACAAACAATACAACAAGATATAGATGGTAACCCTGTTTTAGAACAATATGAGTTAGAACAATCAGGAAATGTTATTGATGGTTCAGGAACATGGTTAATAGAATTACCAATGAACTTAGATTATTTTATAACTAATGAATTTGGTGAAAAAGTATTGTCAAATGACCCAACTGTTGGAGTTCCAACAAAGGCCAAGTACCGTTTTAAGGTCAAATGGACTCAACCAAATGATTTAACTTTACAAACAAGAAGAGCTTATTATTTAGTTCCAAACGTTAAAGAATACGGATGGACAACATCATCATCAGACCCGTCAACTAGAAGTATTCCAACAACAAATAATTCTAAACAACAACAGAGTTCTTATTATTTTGGATTGGCTTGGAGTGGTTATACTGATGGATTTATTGGACAGAAAAAAATAGAGAGACTTAATGAGATTATCGATTGCGAAGATACATTCTACGAATTTCAATTCAATAAAGTTTATACGGTGTCTTCTTTGATTGACCAATACAAAAGTGGTAGAAATATTATTGGGTCCGCGCCAGGTAGGTTTATTGGTATTAAAGAAATTGATGACCAAGATTGTGAAGATAGTGTTAACAAATTTCCTGTTAATGACGGGTTTAGAAACTTTGATTTTTTATTTTTCCTCTTCTCAATTTTAATGACGGTAATACAACCAGTAGCGTTAATCTTATTAACTATTGGGCATATTTTATTATTTTTATATAATTTAGTTTTAGACTTTTTATGTTGGCTTTCCTATGTTGGTATTAGAGTGAAAAGAGTTTTTTCTTGGTACCCATTTAAAAAATGGAGAAAGTATTGTACTAAAAAAGATTATACAATAAGGTTACCAATGATTACTTATCCTGATTGTCAGGCTTGTGATTGTAAACAAACCCTTAAAGATAGTTCAAATAACCAAGCAACTTCAGGTGTAGATGGTGCAGGTGTTTTATCTTATCTTTCATCTTCAGACCTTTATTACGATGGATTAGCATCTAGTTATTTCTCAGGAGATACAGAAAATGGTGAGGATTGGTCCATCATGTTTAGTGAAGCGATAGCAGGACTTGGGTTAACTTCTAATATTGGAGACCCATCAAGATATAAGTTACCTCTTTCACAACAATTAAACATTGGAGGAGGTAGATTTGTTGCATCATATGATTTACCTATTGGTGAAAGAATTAATATTTTTAATTTAAGAGAAAGTTATTTTTCAAATATTAATAAAATTAAAGTAACATTCGCAAAAGATTCCAATTTTGGAAAACATCATTATGATAATACCATAACGGTGTTATCGCAGGAGCAATTTGCTGCGGGAGATTTATTAACTTTTATTAATATAACTGGAACTACAGATACAAATTATCTTTACAGTGCATCAACTGCCGACGGTATTATTACGGGTATTAGTGGTGAAACTTATAATGGTAGTGGAGCAACAACAATAGACGTATCTTATGCAACAACACAAGTATCAAATATTGTAACACCTGTTAGATATAACTTACCTTATGGTTCATCTGAAACTAATTATAGATTCCCTGCGGATGTTGAGTATTACCAAGTTATTACTGCGATAACAGTATCGGACGCCGCCAAAATATGGAATACAGGTACGACACAATCTTTTGGTAATATTCTTAACAGTGTTGGTACATACATACCAGCTAAACCAAGTTTTGGAGGATGGTCGGTTGACAATGCCGTAATCAATTTTAATGCTTTTGAATATTTTGAAGGAGCAAGTTCTCAGTTTATATTAGTTTTACAGAGAGGAGTTGACCCATACTCTCCAAAATATGTTAATGAATATTCGTTAGGTAATTTATTTGGTACAAGTGAATTTGATTCGAATTGGACTGTAACCGCAGCAACAAGAGTTAACATACCAATACAAAAATTAAATAATAGTAGTATATCGGTACAATCTTACAATCAAAATGATATGTATAATCAATCGTATTTCTTTAAACCTGGAACCACAACATCGTCAATTGCGGGACAATCGTTTTCAGGATTTAATACAACAAATACGGCATATTACGGTTCGTTAGATGCAAGTATAAACCCATTACCTGTAGGGGCAACATTAGATGGTGTAGCTCCAAACAACCCTGGTACTTTAGGTTCTGCGAAAAGGATTACTCGAAGTGGGGTTTCTGCGTCTTCAGATGTTTTGGGATGTAATGCCCCATATCTGAATACCGATAGTTTATTTGTACCAAATGTAGCAGCAAATGCCACGCCAAGACTTGGGTTGACAATGTATAATAATTATGACTCATTTTTTGGGTATACAAGTAGGTTTGATGGAAACAATCGTTGGTGGAAAATGAATTGGGGCGGTATTTTCTATTCTGTTAAAGTTAATACTTCAGGTGTTATAGGAGGGTTCATATCGTGCGTTGATTTATCTACTTTACCTAAAGTAGTATCGATATCTTCAAATGGATTTTATAGTCCATTTTCTTCAAGTATTAAATATGATAACAGTGAAGACCTATCTGGTAGTGCGGTTATGAAAGTTAATAATAGTGGTCTTGTTTTTGCAAGTAATTATGTTAACGACTTAGGATATTATTATACAACAAAAACTTTTTTTAGTTACAACCCATCAATGTTAATTGATAACGCTCAATTGAACGTACTAAGGACTGATAGACTACCATCGTCAGACGGATTAGATGGTGGTTCTTGGACATTAAATCCATCATTATTACAACAAAACGTTAATTTTAATGTCTACCTAATAAATACAGACTCGGAAGATATTACATCTGATGCGTTTCAAACAGGTGCTCAAACTGTAACTGCAGATTTAGAGGGGTTACCAAACTCTATTAAAGTTTTGGAAAGTTTCGATTGTGAGGCAATGGTTGGGTTAGAATGTTACGAAGGATTTGGAGATACTTTTGGTATTAACCAATCATGTACTACTAAAGATGCTGTTGAAAGTGGGTGTTATATGTTTTTAAGAAGACCAATAACTGACTTAGTTAAAGATTTACGTAATTTTGGAGAATGGGGATTTAGGTTTAGATTTTTTTACGGATTATGTCGAGGAGTATTATCCCAATCATTTATGAATAATTGGATTAATGGTTCACTATACGCATTCCCAATACAAGTTAACACATATTATAATAATAAAAATAAACCAGAGTACCCTAGTTTCCCTCGAGAAATAGTGTACTTCAATATGGATAGTAATAACTTCTATTATAGAAGTAGTCCTTGGAATGACACGTCAAATAAATTTGTTGGCAAAAGAGCAACGGACACGGGAAGTGTAAATGCCTC